CTAACTTACTACAACTAAAAGAACAGGCTATTGAAGCCCGACAAAGAAAAGAGGAACAACGATGAAAGTACCTAAACTAAAATACGCAGTAGGCTCAGTAGCTCAAGCAGCGGCAGAGGGTGCTGACACATTGTTGTCTGAAGCTCGTAAAGATGTCGTAGCAGCTCGTGGCCCTGAACGCACAACCCCTGTAGAAGTTGAAGAGATGGCAGAAGCTGTATCTAAAACAAAAGGCAGTGCAGAATCAGAAGCTCCAGAAGTCAAAATGGAAAACATTAAAGATACTACCAAGCTTGTAAACTCTTTTAAGTTCCAAGGCGGAAACAAAAAGATGGACAAGCAGTTCATTATGGAATCTTTAAGCGAAGTAGCTGATACCCCTATTGTTGAGTCTAAACAGTCTATTGCTGAGTTTATTACTGACCTGCACCGCACACAAATGGACGAAGAGTCCAAGCCTCTTTTGGCTAACGACGACTTTGAAAAGCTTGGTGCGTTTGTAGAAGGCGACCGTGAAGCTAAGAACGAAGGCGGAGAGATGGGCGATAGCGATGTAGATAAACTTATTATGTTTACTAAGCAGTATGAAGAAGAATACGATAAAGCTAAAACAGATAAGTCTCGTAAAACTATTGACGGACGTTTTGCAAAAGTTGTAGATTCCTTCGATGATGAAACACGCTTTCAAGCAATGGTTAAAATGAATGAAGAAAACCCTGAGCACGAAATGTTTGCCGAAGAAGACCCTGAGCGTCAAGGTAAACTGTTTGGTGGTTTAGTTGCTTTTGCTAAAAGTTTGGCTGATGGTGGTAGCAGAGGCAAGAGCGACGGTTTCTTTGCTAACTTTGCTAAGAAGGGTAAAAGTATTATAGCTGAAGGCCAAAGCCCAGACGTAGCGGCATCTATTTCAGCACTAGAAGGCCCAGACCCTATTGAGCCTAGCAACAACCGTGAAAAACCAGCAGCAGAGGTCGCTGCACCCGGAACCGATACTAAGATTGGTTACGCAGAAGGTGGCTCGTTACTTTCAGACGACATGCCTGTCGATACCTACGACAACATTCCTGAGGGTGAAATGGCTGCTGTAGAAGCTTCACAGCTTCCAGACGACGAAATGGAAGATGAGTATTCTGAGTACGTTATGGACACAGCGCTTACTCCAGAAGACCAAGATTACTTGCTCAACGCTCTTGAGGGCGATGACAAGCTAGGCACTATCTTTGATAAAATCATGGATACAGCCGGAGAATTTGCAGGTGAAGGAGCCGTTAAAGGCCCCGGCACAGGCACATCAGATTCGATACCCGCAAGGTTGTCGGATGGTGAATTTGTTTTCACCAGAAAAGCAACCGACCAGATAGGCACAGAAAAGCTTCAGACTATGATGGATGATGCAGAACGTGCTTACGATGGCGGTTTAATGAAAAAGTACGGTGGCGGAAACGTTATGCCCGGACTGATGGATATGCAAGACCCCGATATGGGAGTGCATAACCAGATGCTCAAAGCTAACGCAATGCCAAGTGTACGATAACAATAAGGCCACCTGTTAGCGCAGCCCCTTATTAATACCTAAATAACCAGAGGCCACCTTGTAGTATCAAGCCCTATTCTTTCTCGCGAATCGAATAGCTACCTTGAAAAGACTCAAGCCCCAAAGGAGTGTGATATGACTGATTTACCAGAAGTACAAGAAGAAGAAGTAGCAAACCCATACAACATGAGAAAAGACTATGGCAACGAACACGATGCCCCTTTTCAAAGTGCTGATGGTGTTTACCATGAACCTAGTCAGGCTACCCGCCAGTCGGCCCCTGATGACAAAGAGTCAAGTACAGATTATAAAAAGAGATACGATGACCTAAAGAAACACTACGATTCTAAGATTAATGAGTTCAAGCAGAAAGAACAAGAACTTCAAGCAGAATCTCGAATGACACAGCAAGTTGAACAGGCCGTACGTCACGAGGAACGCACAGAAGCTCAGGACGAGTATGTTGAACCACAGACTTCAGAACTAGAACCGGCAAGAGTCTCTGCATTAGATGAGCGTGAAGCTACCATTACTCGCAGAGAGGCTGAGCAAACACTTGCAGCAGCACACCCTGACTTTGGTGATATTCGCCAGAGTAAAGAGTTCCACGGTTGGGCTGAGTCACAACCAGAAGCAATTCAAGACTGGGTGTATAATAATCCAGATAACGTAGGTTTAGCGGTCAAAGCTATCGACCTTTATAAAATGGAAACTGGCTTAGGAGTTCAATCTTCTACTGGTAAGACAGGACGGTCACAAACCTCGACCAGTTCAGCAGCAGATATGGTTTCAACCAAAACCACATCCATAAATGCTAATGAACAGAAAGTATGGTCACAAAGGGAGATTGCTGCTTTGTCCATGAACGACTATGATAAGTATGAACAAGAAATTGATTCAGCTATCATGGAAGGCAGAGTAGTAGCTTAATAACTATTGTCTTTAATTTAAGGAAACATAATCATGGCTTTTAACCAATCCGATGCAGGCTTCGCCGAAGGTAGCAACAGTAACTTTGGCACAAGCACTAACTTCCTACCCGCAATTTACTCCAAGAAGGTTCTTAACTTCTTCCGTAAAGCGTCGGTAGCCGAAGCAATTACTAACACCGACTATGCCGGTGAAATCTCAGGTTACGGAGATTCTGTTAAAGTTATCAAAGAACCAGTCATTACTGTTTATCAGTATGAGCGTGGCGCTGACGTAACTGAAACTGCACTAACTGACACTGAGATTTCTCTTGTTGTTGATACTGCGAACGCATTTAAGTTTGTTGTAGATGACATTGAAACTTCTATGTCTCACGTAAACTTCAAAGAAGTTGCTGCTTCATCTGCTGCTTACGCTCTGCGTGACGCATTTGATGCCGGTGTGCTTGCCGCTGCTTTCGCAGGTCTATCTGCTTCAGGCCCGAACCACGTTTTGGGTGCTGATGACGACACTACTGGTACTGTAGTAGGAACATATGATGAAGCTGGTAAGTCTATCAACTTGCTCATCAATGACCCACTCGACGTACTAGCTCACATGGCTCGTTTGCTTGATGAGCAAAACGTACCAGAAGAAGGCCGTTGGGTAGTTGCTCCTCCAACCTTCTACGAGCAGTTGTCTCAGTCAGGCTCTAAGCTTTTGTCTGTTGACTTTAATGCCGGTCAAGGCTCCATTCGTAACGGTCTCGTTACTTCTGGTAAGCTACGTGGCTTCAGCATGTACAAGTCTAACAACATTGCTGCAACCTCTGCTGCTGACGGTAAGATTCTTGCCGGTCACATGTCAGCTATCTGTACTGCACAGACTATCACTAGCACTGAGGTCATCCGTGACCCAGATAGCTTTGGTGACATCTGTCGTGGTTTGCACGTATACGGTGTTAAGGTTTTACGACCTGAAGCTCTCGTTGGTGCATTCTACAGCTTAGCAGTTGGCGCATAAGTAGTAGTAACAATTAAGTGCGGGGGCTGTAAAAGGCCCCCAATCTTTTAACAAATTCAAAGGCTAAATAACCTATGGCAACAACCTACCTAGACTTAACCAATGAGCTTCTCCGAGAGCTGAACGAAGTACCGCTTGAATCAGGCAACTTCTCTACAGCTATTGGCGTACAGGCGCACGTTAAAGATTCTCTAAACAAAGCGTACTTTGATATTATCAACCAAGAACCTCAGTGGCCTTTTTTGTCTGCCGGTGAAAGTGGTGAAGTTGACCCTATGTACGGAAACGTATATGTAGAGACAGTTGCAGGACAGCGTTATTATGAGCTAAAAGCTTCTAGTGATTCCATCATTAACGACTACGGTTCAGTTGATTGGGATAACTTCTATATTACTACAGTAGGCGTAACAGACGAAACTGCACCTTTTACAGGTACTAACTTACGCTTCACAACCACCCAAGAGTGGAAAAGCTTTCGTCGCATCGGAGAAAACTTAGACGATGCAGACACACAATCATACGGCTCACCTGACCGAGTTATACGTAGCCCAGACGCACGTAAGTTCGGCCTAAGCCCAATCCCAGATAAAGTATACCGTGTATGGTTCTATGCTTACAACCTCCCTACAAAGCTTGTAAGCTTCGGTGACGAGATTGTATTCCCAGAGATGTATTCTACTGTGTTACTTGCTCGTGCTCGATACTACATCTGGCAGTTTAAAGACAACCCACAAGCAGCAGCATTCGCACTAGACGACTACAAGAAAGGACTCGACAGTATGCGCTCTAATCTTATTGAGCCTACTCCCTTCTATATGACTGATGACAGAATGAGATTCGTATAATATGGCAGCTTCCCAACCGTTTGGTTTCTCGTGTAAAGGTGGTTTAAACACCAACATCAGTGAGATTGAAATGCTCAAGCAGCCCGGTATCGCCACAGAGTTAATGAACTTTGAGGTTGACCCCGATGGCGGCTATCGCCGTATCAACGGCTTTACAGACTTTGGCGGTGGCAGCACCGCTAGACCTAACGGCTCTAACGCTGTTTTAGGCATTAAGACTTATGCAGACGGCGTAATCGTTTGCAGCGGAACAGACATTTACTTTAGCAACGATGGCGCAACTTGGTTACAGATTAATAGAGCTAATGTACACAGTAACGGCGATGATTTTTCAACATTTTCAGGTCGCTCAGCTCTTGCACGTACAGCCCAAGGACAATCTTCTATTTCTATTTTTGAAGGAAGTAAGTCCATATACGGCGAAGTAGTTATATGCGACGGAGCTAACAAGCCTTATTACTTTTACATGACAGGCGCAGGTGCTTTAAACACTCGCACATTTTTTGCTGCTGAGGTTACAGTCTCAAACGCTGATGCTCCGTCAATAGGTACAATACATAATAACTTCTTAGTAGTCTCAGGCGTAGCCGAAAAGCCTAACACAGTTACTAATAGCCACCTCCTAGAAGTAGATAACTTTGTCGGTGCAGGCGCTAACGAAGTAGTCCTTTCTGATAAAGTAGTAGGACTTAAAAGCTTCCGAGGCGATTGTATTATCTTCTGTCAGAATAGCATCCATAAGTTTGTAAACATGGAAGACAAAACAAATGCGGCTATTGTTCCTATTACTAAGAACGTAGGTTGCTTAGACGGCAATAGTATTCAGGAGATTGGCGGCGACTTAGTGTTCCTAAGCCCTGACGGTATCCGAACACTAGCAGGCACAGCACGTATTGGCGATGTTGAGTTGACTTCTGTAAGCAGGAACATCCAACGTGTTGTAAGTGACATTACACGCAGCATTAATACGTTTACCATTACAAGTGTTGTACTTCGCTCAAAGTCTCAGTATCGTTTATACTACAACAACTCAAGCAATGGCCCCGAAGTATCTAAAGGCATTATCGGAACATTCACAGGCCAAGGCTTTGAGTGGTCAGAGTGTCAAGGCATTGAAGCCCCTGCAATTGACAACGGCTTTCTACACACAGGTGTTGAGCAGCTTGTACACGGCGATGGTGATGGATACATTTACAATCACGATATCGGCAACGCTTTCATTCATGCAGGCTCAGCAGCTAACGTAAATGCAAGATACCAGACACCTTACTTAGACTTTGGTGATATGGGAACTAGAAAAACTTTACAGTATGCTAAGCTTTCTATGACTCCCGACAAGTTTGCAACGGGCTTTTCCCAACCTAAACTACAGGTTCTTTTTGACTTTGAAGATACGAACATTCAGCAGCCTCCAATTTATCAACTCCCTATCGTTCGTTCAGCAGCGGAGTTTGGTCTTAGCTTGTTTAACGCTTCTTATTTTGGCTCAGCAGACAACCCACTTATACGACAAACAATTCAAGGTAGCTTCTACTCTAGTAATTTCAAGGTTAGCAGCGAAGACCAACTTTCACCGTATACCATCAACGGTTTATACTTAAACTACGTCCCCGCAGGCAGGAGATAGACAATGGCAGGAACAAGCTATACACGACAAAGTACAATTGCAGATGGTAACATCATCTCTGCGTCTCTTTTTAATAATGAATTTAATCAGATTCTTAATGCTTTTGCATACGCAAGCACAGGTACTACAGGACATCAACACGATGGTGGTGCAGGAGAAGGCGGTAACATCGCTAAGATTGGCGACCAAGACTTTAAAAATAAAATTGAAGTCAGTGCAGCGAACAATCGCATTGAGTTTTATGCTGAAGTAGGCGGCTCCCCAGTAGAACAAGTACGCATTCAAGATGGAGCTATTGTTCCTGTAACTGATAGCGACGTAGACCTCGGTACAAATACCGTTAAATTTAAAGACTTATACGTAGATTCTATTTCAGTAGGAAACCATACTATAGGAACTACGACCCTTTTTAATGACGATGTAGTATTTGCAGGAGCTGGAAGCCCCGGAAGTAAAATTACATTTGACAAAAGTTTAGATGCCTTACACTTTGCTGATAATGTAAAAGCTTCGTTTGGTGGAACTTCAGCAAACCCCGGAGACCTTATAATTTATCACGACGGAAGCAATAGCCGTATTAAAGAGCTAGGGACAGGAGGTTTGTACATAACCGCAGACAACTTTACGTCTTTTGGAAGCTCTGTCGGCGCACAAAGCTTGGTGGTTAATGGGTCTCAGGGTTTGCAAGTTCTTGCGGGAGGCCAATCAAAAATGACTGTTGATTTTGGCGGCGTAAACATTCCAGACAGCGGTAAGTTAAACTTCGGTGCTGATGACGACTTACAAATCTTTCACGACGGAGATGATTCACGAATTACAGACACCGGCACAGGTAATTTATATATAACTGGCTCTAGTAATATTTCATTACTTTCTAACGCTACTACATATGGCGTGTTTGGAACTTCAGTAGACTTATATTACAGCAACAGCAAAAAGTTTGAAACAACTAACACGGGCGTAGCTATTTCAGGTAATGCTTCTCTCACTGGCGCAGCCACCGCACAGGCGTTTGCTGCTAATGCCTCAATTGACACCCCTGTCCTTGAAGTAACTACACTTAAAGCTCGTGACGGCTCAGCCGCCGGTTCTATTGCAGACTCCACAGGCGTTGTAACCCTTGGTAGTGCTGTACTTACTACTGCTGATATTAATGGCGGTACAGCAGATAACGTAGTAATCGGCGGCTCTACAGCAGCAGCGGGTACGTTTACAACCGGAACAATTGCTACAGCAGACATTAACGGTGGCGCAATTGACGGTACAGTTATTGGTGGCTCTACAGCAGCAGAAGGAACGTTTACAGCTGTAACTGCTAACAACCTAAAAGCCAGCAGCGGTGCGCCATACATTTACTCTCTTGACACTGATGTAGCTAATTCTGAGTTGAGGGTTGGGTGTTTTGGAGTAGGCGTTGCTT